ATTATCCCTACTAAAATAAAATCCAAACCCATGTGAAAATTCGCTGTAATTAACTATTTTTTCGCATTAATGGTTTGGAGTTTATTTTGCTTACTTTTTGCTCAGTTTACTGATTCCGCACAAAGAAGATATGCTTGTATCTGTATTCTTCCATTTTGCGGTAACTTTTTTATCATTTTCGCTTTCAAGTGTTGCCATTGCTTTTGCCTCCTGTTCAATCGTTATATCCATGTAAATCATAGTAGTTTGAAGCTGAGCATGACCAAGCAAAAATGATATCTGAACTATATTCATTCCGTCTTCAAGCCAATGGGAGGCTTTTGCATGACGAAACTGGTGTGCATGCAAATCCTCTGGTATATCCGGATTCTTCGCATGGCCAGAAGTAGCATGTTTTTTTAACATCTTTGAAACTGCAGCCTGGGTCATCTTAATATGAGTTCCTTTAATCTTAGAATAGAACAGGTACGCTTCTGGATCAGGGATATTACCATGAAATAAAACTATATATTTTTTCAAATGTGCGACTGCCTTTGGCAACAAATACAGTGTTCTTAGCTTATTGCCTTTACCCACGACATTTATATACGCTTTTCCGTTAAGACAAATGTTTTTAATTTGCAGCGATAAGGCTTCATCTAAACGAATAGCAGTTGCATAAAGCAGGATTATTAATGTAAGATCCCGTACTCCTGTCTTTGTTGTGCCATCGGGTTCTTCCATAAGAGTCTTAATTGCACTGCGGGATAAGCCATTGACCTTACGGTTTTTTCTCTTTCTCAATCTTATGGTTGCCGCCCCATTGGATAAATCTGAATATTTTACATCACGAGATGCCAGATATTTTAAAAATGCCCGTAAAGATGCAAGCCGGTTGTTGCATGTCTCAGGACTACAGTTTCGTATTTCTGTCAGCCATACAAGCCATCGCTCAATTTTTTCTTTATCGAAACAGCTTGCCTCAAAACATTCAAGCGTTATACCGGACTGTTCTAGAAAGCCAACATATAAAGTCAAGGCATTCTCATAGGAGCGGAGTGTGTGCGGACTACCGGTAAGGTGATTTGGAGCATACTCTCTGAGAAACAGAGAAATATATTTTGCAATGTCGACAGCTTCCGTTTTAGCTTTCTTCATATTCAGTCACCTCCGGAATGATATCATCAAATCCTTGCTGACTGTGTGAAGCAATCGTATCAGCTAATGCTGGAATCAGAGAGTAGTAATATTTTGTACTCTCCAGCTGCATATGTCCCATGCTTTTACTAAGATAAAGAAATTTATCTGAAAACCCAAAACCCTCATGTGTCCACGAATTTATATTTCTGATTGCGTAATTATGTCTGAGATCATAGGGATTAGCGTGGTCACGGTTGACTTTATCCCATATCCTTCTGAATACCAAAGGAGACCATTCCTGGTAAAAAGGAACCGTTGCTGTATATGCAAAGAAATATGTTCTTGAAGGAAAGATTTTTTCAATTACACTGTTGTAACTCTTTAAAATCTCAAGCATGGATTCATGTAGCGCAACATAGTGCTGGTCTACACCCTTAGATTCTTTTATATCAATGACACCATTAACGAGATCCATATTTTCAGTTGCCAACAGTCTAGCTTCAACCGTTCTCATTCCAGTGCTGAAGATTAGTCTGAAAAAAACGGAAACAGTAAGCCGTCGGGCAGCTGTTAACTGATTAGGTGCTTTTGATACTTCATTATCGCATTCTGCAAAAAACGATGAAAGCTCTTCATCTGTAAATGCATGAGGTATATATGTTCTATGGCACTCTGCCTTAATCAGTTCAGGAACAACGAGGGAACATATCTTTCGCTGATTCAGAAATTCGACTAATTTAGCAATGATATAGGTTCTGCAATAGCAGGAAATGGATTTTTCTGTTTTGCGCTGAATACACCAGCTGTCAATCATGTCCTGAGTTATTCCTTCTATCTTCGGAAAGTTTTCAAGACAATGACGGTCAAAATATAGCATCAGCTTATCATTAGCCTTATTCCAACGGTCGGATGCAATACGAAAGTCTCGGAATGGTTGTATAAGTACTTTCCTGGATGCGCTTATTTCAAACATGATTGAAACACTTCCTTTGCCATAGGAAAATCTTCTACGGAAAGAGCACACTCTCTCAGGTGTTTCATGTCAGCATGAAGATATGACGATAATGATTCCGGTGCCGTATGTCCCATAGTTCTGGTGATGACTGGCTGTGGAACTCCATTTGACAACAATTTTATAGCTAAATGATGTCTGAATATATGGGTCCCTTTTCTACGGCCTTTCTCTTGTCTTATATTTGCGGCTGACATTATTTTTTTCACACTATAGCCGATGCCATCCGTTGTAAGGTTATTGTGCGGCGCTCTTGAATCAAGAAATAGATAAGGTGAAGCGCTCATTGGACGTTCATTGATGCAATAATCATAAATAGCGTTTCCAACTACAGGGAGAAGCGGGATCTCCAATGGTTGGGATGTTTTCTGCTGGACAATGCGAATTCTGTCATTATTCCAATCGATAAATTCCAGTTGCATACATGCAATATCTATTCCTCTAAGACCTGTATGCAGCAAAAGGCGCCCAACAGCACGGTCTTTACAAGATAAAGAATAATTGCTGTCTTCCAATACCTGCCGGATTTTAGCTGCTTCACCGTCTGTAAGATAATCAATGTTTTTTCGGGCAATCCGCAGGTTTGGAATATATGCAAGAATTCTAGTGGCTTCTTCGTTCCCGGATTCAGAAAGGATTTTAAAAAAACGTATTATATTTGCACAAAGTGAACCAGATCTTTTTCTTACACCGTCTGCAAAAAAACAGGTTAGTACATCTTTTTCGGTTACATCCGAAAGTGAAGTGGCTCCTTTACATTGCAGTTCATACAGGAAAGAAGAAATCTTTGTCCTATAGGATGCAACTGTGGAGCTTTTTAGTCCTTTGCAAGTCTGTGTCTCAAAGTCCTCATACAGTTGCTTATACTCGCTGCTGAGCTTTGTATATGCAGACTTTATTTTCCAAAACGAAGAATAACTCTTTTTATTGTCCGGAAAGTTTCCGTGAAGATGAAACTGCTCCAGCTTGCCTATAATTGCCCTGACCTCATGAAGATAAGTTGGGCTGTAACTCTGATCGACATACCATTGGTAAACATCTTCGTATGTGGTCCAGTTATGATTACTGGCATTATCAGTAATCTGCTTGATAGTAGTTTTGTAACGATTGACATATGTTTCTGCATAATCATGCTCACGCAGATATGTCAAGAGCTCATCGTGATGAATGAGTAAGTAATTAATATCCATGAGATACCTCCTTTTTCAAAAAGTATCTCAAGGAGTGTGAATAAAATCAAAACATTTATAGGATTTTAGATGGATATTTAATGATTTTTTATGTGTGGTTTGGATTTTATTTTAGTAGGGATAATGGTGGTGTTCTAGGCTTGCAGATATATTGCATATCGCAATACAAAATGGTAAAATATAAATATCATAAAGGAGGCGGTATGCATGTCCAAAACCACAAGTATTTTTGCTCGGGTTGAGCCGGAAATAAAAGAACAGGCGGAAATGGTGTTGAATAAACTTGGCATACCCATGTCAAACGCCATCAATATTTTTTTAAGGCAGGTTGTTTTACAAAACGGGCTGCCCTTTGAAGTTAAGATTACACATAACAGACCCCTTGCATTTGGGGATTTAACGCCTGAAGAATTTAACCATGAAATTGAAAAGGGACTAGGTGATTTGAAAGCAGGCAGGGTTGTATCTGCGGATAAGGTAGCCGAACGTATGGGTAAGGAATATGGCCAGGGGCTATAGGATCATCTATACAGAAGAATCCGAACAGGATCTTATAAATATCTACAGATACATTGCCATAAATTTATCTGTGCCGGAAACCGCAAAAAATCAAACAGACAGAATCATGGATGCGATTAATGGCCTGGATGAAATGCCCCTCAGGCATAAACTTTACCAAAAAGAACCTTGGCACAGTAGGGGTTTGAGGGTCCTTCCGGTAGATAATTACCTGGTGTTTTAGGTGGTAGTTGAAGAAGAAAAACTGGTTGCAGTAGTGAGGATAATGTATGGTGGGCGTAATATAGAACTGCAACTGTCAAGCACAAAAATTTAAATATTAAGGTTCATGAGGGCATCTCAACCGAGGTGCTTTTTTCATGCTCATTTTAAGGGGGGTGAGATTCTGAAAATACCTATTCTATCAAACCTGTTTAAGTCCAGAGCCAGCCCTAAAAATAGCTTCTGGCAAAATACCCATGCCTTTTTCTTCGGCCCTACGCCCAGCGGTAAAACAGTCAACGAGCGAACGGCCATGGCCACATCAGCGGTTTATGCCTGTGTGCGGGTATTGTCGGAAACCATCGCTTCCCTACCCCTCCACGTTTACCGGCGCACTGGGCAAGGGAAGGAAAAGGCCATGGATCATGGGCTGTATTACCTGCTCCATGATGAGCCCAACCCCGAGATGACTTCATTTGTGTTCAGAGAAACACTGATGGGTCATCTTTTACTTTGGGGAAATGCCTATGCTCAGATCATTCGGGATGGCCGGGGAAAAGTTATCGGTTTGTACCCCCTACTGCCGGATCGTATGGAAGTAAGCCGTACCGATCAAGGGGAGCTGTATTACCGCTACCAAAAGGAGGGCCGGGAATATTTACTCCGCCGGGAGGAAGTGCTGCATATCCCTGGCCTTAGTTTTGACGGTTTGGTGGGCTACTCCCCGATTGCTATGAGCAAGAATGCCATCGGAATGGCCCTGGCCACTGAAGAATACGGTTCCAAGTTATTTGCCAATGATGCCCGGCCTAGTGTAGTGCTTGAACACCCCGGCATATTAAAAGACCCGGCTAAAATTCGTGACAGTTGGAATCAGATCTACCGGGGCAGTGAAAATGCCCATAAGGTGGCGGTACTGGAAGAAGGCATGAGCGTCAAAACCCTAAGCATGCCGCCGGAGCAGGCTCAGTTTTTAGAGACCAGGAAGTTTCAAATTGAAGAAATCTGTCGGATTTTCAGGGTCCCTCCTCACCTAGTGGCTAATTTAGAGCGGGCAACCTTCTCAAATATCGAACACCAATCAATTAGCTTTGTGGTGCACACCATAAGGCCCTGGTTGGTGCGGCTGGAGCAAGCATTTAATAAGGCGCTATTTAGTGGATCTGAAAAGAAGGAATACTTTGTCGGTCTAGTAGTGGACGGGTTACTCCGTGGCGACTATGAATCTCGCATGCGAGGATTTGCGGTCGGAATTCAAAACGGGTTTTTAAGCCCCAACGATGTACGCAGCCTAGAAAATCTGAACCCTATTGAACATGGAGATGTTTATGCGGTGAATGGCAACATGGTCAAATTAGAAGACATCGGGATATTTATGACGGGAAAGGAGGATGCCAATGGATAGGTTCTGGAACTGGATTAAAAACGAAGGGGAGAGAACCCTTTACTTGGACGGCTACATTGCCCCGGAGAGTTGGTTCGATGACGAGGTAAGTCCCAAGGAATTTAAAGCCGAACTGGAAGCAGCAGCCGGTGACATCACGGTTTATATCAATTCACCAGGTGGAGATTTCTTCGCTGCCAGTCAAATCTACACCATGTTGAAAGATTATAACGGCCAAGTGCTGGTCAAGGTTGACGGCATAGCGGCCAGCGCTGCAGCGGTTATTGCCATGGCGGGCGATATGGTCTGTATGTCCCCTACCGCCATGCTTATGATCCACAATCCGTCAACTTTCGTTTGGGGCGAGGAATCCGACATGCAAAAGGGTATTGAGATGTTGGCGGAGGTCAAGGAAGCCATCATTAACGCCTTTGAAGCAAAAACCGGGTTGGAACGTAAACAGATCGCTCAGATGATGGATGCCGAAACTTGGTTCAGTGCTAATAAAGCGGTGGAGTTAGGCTTTGCGGATGAAATTCTCTACAGCGAACCACCACCCCAGGTTACTGACTTTATGTTTGACCGGGTAACGGTAGTCAATGCGCTGATGCAGAAACTGCCTGTCAAGGAAAGACCCAAACCGGTAATCACCAGCAACAACGGGGTTTCATACGAACAGCTGATTAAACGGCTGGAATTAATAAAAGGGAGGTAATATACCATGAGTAAAATTATTGAACTGCGGGAAAAGCGGGCTAAAGTGTGGGAGCAGGCCAAGGCCTTCCTGGATGAAAAGCGGGGAGAAAACGGCTTACTATCGGCTGAGGATACCGCTACCTACGAAAAGATGGAAACCGAAGTTGTCAATTTAGGTAAAGAGATTGAACGCTTAGAGCGCCAGGCCACCATTGATTTGGAGCTTTCCAAGGCTACTAGCACGGCATTAAAAACTATTCCTGGGGATGAGCCTAAAGGCCGGGCTTCCAATGAATACGATAAGGCCTTCTGGCAGTATATGCGCAACCGCAATAGCTATGAGGCCAGAAACGCTTTAACCATTGGCGGTGACGGCACTGAGGGTGGATATTTGGTGCCTGATGAGTTCGAACGCACCTTGATTGAAGCCTTGGAAGAAGAAAACATCATGCGTACACTGGCTAAAGTAATTACCACCTCTACCGGTGACCGGAAAATCCCGGTGGTAGCTTCCAAAGGTGTGGCTACCTGGGTGGATGAAGAGGGGCCGTATCAGGATAAGGATGATGCTTTTGATCAGGTATCCATTGGGGCCTACAAGGTGGCCACCATGATTAAGGTTTCCGAAGAACTATTAAACGACAGCGTCTTTAACCTGGAAAGCTACATTGCTAAAGAATTCGCTCGCCGCATTGGGGCCAAGGAAGAAGAAGCCTTTTTAATCGGGGATGGTGAGGGGAAACCCACCGGCATCTTTGACAATGACAGTGGCGGGGAGATTGGAGCAACCACTGCCGGGGCTACTCTTAAAGCGGATGAGGTTTTCGACCTCTTTTATTCCCTGAAGGCTCCTTACCGCAAAAAGGCTGTCTTTATTATGAACGATGCCACGGTGAAGGAAATCAGGAAACTAAAAGACGGTAACGGTGTGTACCTATGGCAGCCCTCCCTCACTGCAGGAGACCCGGACACTTTGTTAAACCGTCCCGTCAAGACCTCGGCTTATGTGCCCACCATTGCAGCCGGGGAAAAAGTGATCGCCTTCGGGGACTTCGGCTACTACTGGATTGCTGACCGGCAAGGCCGTATTTTCCAAAGGTTAAACGAACTCTACGCCGCCACCGGCCAAGTTGGTTTTAGGGCCGCCCAGCGGGTAGATGGCAAGCTAATCTTAAAAGAAGCCATTAAAATTCTACAAGTGAAAGCGTAGGTGATGGCAGATGAGTAACGTTAAAAACTATCACGAGCAAGGCGGTAAGAAATGGGTGGTGGGCGGCCAGTTGGAGATTACAGCCGGTGGTAAACTTACCTTCCAGGGAACAGAATTTAAACCGGCAGCAGGCCAGGTGAACAGTGAAGCCACCACCATTGCCGCCTTAAAGGAGGATTTCAACTCCCTCTTGGGGCGGCTTTTTGCTGCCGGGCTGATGGTGGTGGATAAAACGGCACTGGAAGCGGCCATTACTGCGGCCTTGGAACTTTTAGACGGGGCAGTGGTAGGTGAGGGTGTTGGGGAATATCCCCAGGATGATTACGATACTTTTGAGAGTGCCATTGAAGCTGCCTTAGGTGTGGCCAATGATACAGATGTTACCCAAGGCGAAGTAAATACGGCGGTGACCACTCTAAATACAGCAATTTCCACTTTTCAAGCAGCAAAGATTCTGGTGGATAAATCAGGCCTTATTGCCGCCATTGCTGCTGCCCAAGACCTTTTGGCTGCTGCAGAAGCGGGCACGGAGCCTGGTCAGTATCCGCAAGAAGCGATTACTACTTTTGAAACTGCCATTGGTGCAGCCCAAGCCGTGGTAGATGATGCCGAGGCTACTCAAAACGATGTAGATGATGCAGTAACCACTTTAGCGGCAGCGGTAGCAGCCTTTGAAGCTGCCGTAATCACCGAGTAAACAGTGGGAGGTGAGGGTGTGCTGTCCTTGGATGAAGTAAAACTATACCTGCGTATTGACAGTAATGAGGAAGACGCCCTCATTGCTTCTTTTTTAAATACCGCTCAGGAACTGTGTGAAGGGATATTACGCTACCCATTAAGCGAATTTGAGGAACTGCCGGAAACAGTGAAGCAAGCCATCCTTTATGCCGTGGCGGCCATGTACGAAAAACGAGAAGGAGCCGACATCAAGGAAACCCTGGATGTGTTAAAAAGACTCCTTTTTGCCTACCGCCGGGAAAGCTGGTGATGTGGATGCAGATTGGGGATTTAAGACACCGGATAACTTTCCAAAAACACACCACCACCATCAACGAAAACGGCTTTGAGGTAGAAACCTGGGAGGATTTCAAGACCGTATGGGCGGCAGTGAGCAACCTGCATGGCCGGGAATACTTTGCCGCTGCCGCTGTCCAGGCGGAGAATACGGTAAAGTTTACCATTAGGTATTTACCTAACCTGGACACCACCATGCGGATTTGCTTCCAGGATAAAACCTACAACATTACCGCCATCGACAACATCAAATACCAGAACCGTTTCATTGAAATCAAGGCATTGGAGGTGGGGAGTAATGGCTAGGGTAGAGCTAGATGGTCTGGAAGATCTCATCAATGCCGTGCAAAGGCTGGGCAGCGAGGGCAAGAAAATAGAAAACAAAGCCTTAAAAGAAGCCGGTGCTGTAATGCAAGAGGCCATCCAAAATGTAACTTCAGTGCGAACCGGCAAACTTAAAAACAGCATCACCGTTTCAGGTGTAAGAACCCAAGACGGAGTAAAGTATGTGGCGATAGGACCCAGTAAAGATGGTTGGTACGGTAAGTTTTTGGAATTCGGCACGGTCAAAATGAGGGCTAAGCCTTTCATGGCACCAGGCTATGAAAACGGTAAAGAGCAGGCCACAGCAACCATCAAGGAAGAACTGCGAAGGGGGCTGGGCCTATGAGCATCAATCAGGAAGTGCTGCAAGCCTTGGGGGATATTGGTGTACCAGTATCTTTCCAAAACTACACAGGCAAAGCCAACACCTATATCACCTTTTTCACCTACCTGGATAAACCGGAGCAACATGCCGATGATGGGGAAATTATTACCGGCCACTATGTGCAAATTGATGTGTGGAGCAAAACCGATTACACAGACCTGGTTAAAGCCATCCACCAAAAAATGCTAACAGCCGGTTTTAGCAAACAGAACTTTTATGACCTTTATGAAGATGATGTAAAAACCTATCACAAAGTGATGCGATTTTTTAAGGAGGTTATGTAAATGGCACAAGTAGGATTAAATGATTTACACTTTGCTATTCTTACCGTAGATACTAAAGATGAGTTAACCTATGAAACTCCGGAAGAGATGGTGGGAGCTATTAACGCCACTATCAACCCGGCGGTAAATACCCAGGAGCTTTATGCAGATGACCAGCTGTGGGAGTCAATATCTGCTTTAGGTAAGGTGGATGTGGAAGTGGAAACAGCAGACTTACCCTTAAGCATCCGAGCTAAAATCCTAGGTAATGAACTAAAAGAAGGAGTGCTCATTGAAAAGGCTACCGATGTTCCGCCGCATGTCGCTTTAGGCTTTAAGAGCCTTAAGTCTAATGGCAAGTACCGCTATGTGTGGCTCTTAAAAGGAGTAGCCCAGCCCATGGCGGAGGACTTCTCCACTAAAAAAGACAGCGTAGAACATAAAACCCCCAAAGTGAAATTCACCTTTATGGCCAGAGTCCATGACGGTGAGTGGAAGCACACAGCAGATGAGGATGGGCAGGGTTTTAATGGAGCAGATAGTTGGTTCAGTAGGGTACCGGGTGATACCAGTCCAGTAGTGATTGATAAGTCTGCCCTCATTACCGCTATTGATGAAGCCGGAGATTTATTAGCTGATGCAAATGTAGGTACTGGCATCGGAGAATACCCCCAGGAAGCCTACGACACCTTCAGCGACGCTATCAATGCCGCTCAAGCCGTGGTGGATGATGAGGATGCCAGCCAGGAAGAAGTGGACGGCGCACTGACTACTTTAGCAGAGGCGGTATCTGCCTTTGAAGCTACCGAGATTCTTGAGTAAAGGAGGAATGCAGCCATGGAAATTACATTAAAAATTGGCGGCAAAGATAAAACCTACACAGCTGGCTTTATCAGCGCCCGGATGGTGAGAACAACTATTGCCGTGTCCCAAGAGATAAACTTCGACAATATTTCCCCCGGTGAACTAGATAAACTGATGGACTACATTGTGGAACTATTTGGCGGCCAGTTTGCCCGTGATGAACTCTATGATGGCCTGGCTTCCAAGGATTTAATCCCCACCATCACCAGATGTATCAACGAAGTAGTAGGAGCGGTAGGAGATGCAACGGCAAATGAGGGAAACGGTTAGAGGGGAACGCCATGGAGCCCCAGGACTTTATCGACCAGTTATATCTGGCCCTATTAGAACAGGGCTGGACCATGGGCGACATTGATTCCATGGACATCATTTATTACTTGAAGTTGCTTAACCGAAAACGAGGAACTGAAAAAGTATATATCGACAGTATATTGTAGCGCCTATTGACGGCGTTATTTTTATGCCCAAAAGGTGGTGAGATAGATGGCTAAAGAAATCGGGCAGTTAAGTGTGAAGATTGGCCTGGATAGCAGCGGCTTTCAAAATGGTATCGGCAAGCTTAACCAGGAAATGAGAAAAGTACAATCGGAGTTTAAGCTAGCCAGTGCCGAGATGGGCAAACACGGTAAAGAACTGGACAGCCTGAAATTAAAATCAGACAGCTTAACTAAGCAGACGGAAATCCAACGGCAAAAAGTACAGGCATTGGAAGCTGCTCATCAAAAATCCGTGGAGACTAAAGGCCAGGATGCCAAGGCTACTCAGGATTTAGAGATAAAACTGAATCAAGCCAAAACCCAACTGGTTAATATGGAGAATAACCTGAAGACCTTAAATCATGAAATCGAAGTACAATCCTCCGGCTGGGGTAAGCTTTCTAAGAGCCTGGAGCCTTTGGGGCAATCCCTGCAGAATGTAGGCCAGAAGATGGAGGCGGTAGGTAAAAACCTCAGCATGAAAGTAACAGCTCCATTAATGGGCCTGGGGGCGGCTGCCACAAAAGCCGGTTCTGATTTTGAAGCTGGGATGAGTGAGGTTAAGGCCATTAGTGGAGCTACCGGTGAGGACTTTGCAAAACTGCAGGAAAAGGCCAAAGAGATGGGAACCACCACCAAGTTTAGTGCCTCTGAAGCCAGTGAAGGACTTAAGTATATGGCAATGGCCGGATGGGATACCAACCAGATGCTAGAAGGCTTAGACGGCATTATGATGCTGGCTGCTGCCAGTGGTGAAGATCTGGGGATGGTATCTGATATCGTCACCGATGCTCTTACTGCCTTTGGCATGGAAGCTAAACAGGCTGGAGAGTTTGCTGATTTACTAGCCAGTGCAAGTTCTAATAGTAACACCAACGTGGCCATGCTGGGGGAGTCTTTTAAATATGTGGCTCCCCTCTTTGGTGCTTTATGCTACAGTGCGGAAGATGCAGCCTTGGCATTGGGGCTTATGGCCAATGCGGGAATAAAATCATCTCAGGCAGGTACTTCCCTAAGAAGTGCCATTACCAACTTAGCCAACCCTTCCAAAACGGCGGCCACGGCCATGGACCAACTGGGGATCTCCATCACTGATGCCGATGGGCAAATGCTGTCTTTTAAGGAAGTGATGGATGAATTAAGGGTTAAGTTTGCTGACTTGACCGAAGAGCAGCAAGCTCAGTACGCTGCCATGATCTTTGGTAAAGAGGCCATGAGTGGCATGCTGGCCATCATTAACGCCAGCGAGGAAGATTATGCCAAGCTAACGGACGCTACCAGGAACTATACCGGTGTAGCCAAAGAAATGGCGGAAGTGATGGAGGATAACCTCCAAGGCAGTATTACCGTCTTAAAATCCGGGTTAGAGGGTTTAGCCATTAATCTTTTCCAAATTCTTCTCCCCCATCTTAACCAGCTGGTAGGGATGCTTCAACAGGCGGTAGACTGGTTTGCCAATCTCAGCCCTGCTACCCAGGAGACTATTGTAAAAGTGGCAGCTTTAGCCGTTGCCATTGGCCCAGTGTTACTTGTCGGGGGCAAACTGATTGGCGTTATCGGTTCCATCGCAGGCGTATTCTCCACCGTATTCGGAGCCATTGCCGTGGCTACTACCGGGGCTGCTGCCGCCACACCGGCCATTGGTGCTTTAGCCACCGCCTTTACGGTTTTAACAGGCCCGGTGGGGATTGCCGTCGCCGCCCTTGCCGGAGTTACTGCAGCTGGCGTAGCTTTATACGAACACCTAAGCCAGGAAAGCATCCCGGCCATTGAACTCTTTGGCGATGAAGTTTCTGAATCCACCCAGAAAGCCGTGGGTGGTTTTTTAGCGCTTAACGACCAAGCAACCCTGGCTTTAAACCAGTTATCCTGGAGTGGTCAGGAAGTTACCAGGGAGATGGCGGACAACATTGCCGGGAACTTCTCACAGATGGCTAGCCAGGTGCAGGCTGGGCTGGATAATCACCATGAACAGTCACTGGCGAAAATCCAAAACTTTGTCACCAGCAGCACCGCTTTGTCTAAAGCCGAGCAGGATGAAATATTAAACAATATGCAGCAGGGCTATGAAAACAGAAAACTAGCCGTAGCCGAAAGTGAAGCCAGGATAAAAGAAATATTGGATACTGCCAGTACAGAGAAAAGATCACTCACCAGAGCCGAGCAGGAAGAAATCAATGCCATCCAAAGGCAGATGGTGGACACCGGCATCCAGGTGTTATCCGAAAACGAAATCGAAGCCAAAGCCATTATGGAACGCATGAAAGCCCAGGCCACAGAGTTAACGGCCCTGCAGGCCGCCGAAGTGGTTAAAAACAGCATTGAGCAAAGGGACGGGGCCATTAAAGCGGCCAATGAGCAGTATGATCAGGTGATCAAGGAAATCATTCGCCAAAGGGACGAAGCCGGGACCATTTCCAAACAGCAGGCTGACAAGTTAATTACCGAGGCCACCAGGCAAAGGAATGACACCGTCAAACAAGCGGAAATAATGCACCAGCGAGTGGTTCAGGAGGCCCAGGCCCAAGCCCAGGAACACGTCAATCAAGTTGATTGGGAAACAGGAGAAATCAAGACTAAATGGCAAGCGATGAAGGACGATATCGCCGCCAAAGCCCAGGCCATTAAAGAAAACGTCATCAGTACCTGGGAGGAAATCAAGGCTGCTACAGCGGAAAAGTGGGAAAGTATCCGCTCTACCATGAGCGACAGGTGGAATGACATTAAAACCAATACCTCCGAAACCGTGGCTGCTATTAAAACCGATGTCAGCACCACCTGGGATGAGGTTAAAACCAAAACCTCTGAAACCTGGGACAACATCAAAACCAAAACCGCTGAAACTTGGCAGGCCATACAAAATAAAATTGATGAGCATGGCGGTGGGATTAAAGGTCTCATTGGAGCCTACACCGAGGGATATAAATCTGTCTGGGACAGTGCCTTAACTACCATGGAAGAAATCACCGGCATCAAGTTTAGCGACATGGCCGATAAAGTGACCGAATCATTGGATCGGGTTAAAAGTGCCATCAGCAGCGCCATTGACCGGATTAAGGAATGGAACGCCACCAGCGTCAAAGAAAAGGTCTTTAGCATTGTGGAACGCATCACACGGGTGATTTCTACCGTTACTTCCGGTGGTGGGGCTGACGATAACTACAGCGGCACCAGCTTCTTTCCCGGTGGTTTAACTATGGTGGGTGAATTAGGGCCGGAGCTAGTGGCCTTGCCCAGGGGAAGTAGGATTTATAGCGATCACGAAACAAAGGAGATCCTTGGTGGGGATAAAGGCATTACCCAAAATATTGTGATTAACTCCCCCACACCGCTTACCCCGGCAGAAACCGCTAGGCGGATAAAAAATGCATCCCGGCAGCTGGCTCTTGAGTGGTAGGAGGTGAGATTGTGGACAGTGTTATCATCACGAACAAAAACGGCGAAAGCATAAAATTAGGCAATCAAGCCCCTTATTTCCTAGAAAGTATTGATGGTGTTGGCGAAGTACCGGTAGCCCTTGAAAGCCAGAAGGCACCGAAACAGGATGGCTCCACCTTTATTGATAACACATTGGATAACCGGGCCGTTAGCATTGAAGGCACAATTATCACCAAAGGCGATCCTGCTGCGGTGTTGATGGCAAGAAGGAAAATGCAGAAGGTACTAAACCCAAAACTGGGGGAAGTGACGATCACCTACCACCAGGGAAATCAGGTGAAAGAAATTACAGGCATAGCGGAGTCTACACCCATCTTTCCCAGCGGCCAAGGCAGCAAAGGTTTGTATTATCAAAAGTTCCTGCTACATTTAATTTGCCATGAGCCATTTTGGTTAGACCCCTATTTTGAAAGCAGGGAGATGTCTTATCTCATGGGTGGAATTCAATTCAGGCTAATGCTCCCCACCATGTTTTCCTACCGGGGATTCAAGCGTAGAGCCATCAATGGCGGTGATGTGGCAACCCCAGTGGAGATTGAATTCAAAGGGCCAGCGGTGAATCCCACCGTGTCTAACCTAACCACCGGGGAATTTATCAGGGTGAACCGTGAACTGGCGGAGGATGATGTGCTCACCATTAATACCGCCTTCGGCAAGAAGCATGTAAAAATTAACGGGCAAAACGCCTTTAACTATATTGACTTAGACAGTGTATTTTGGAAGTTAGCTCCGGGAGAAAACACCCTCAGCTACGAAAGTAACAACGATAGCATCAAGACCAAAGTGCTCATCAAATGGAAAAACCGCTACGTGGGTCTGTAGGAAGGAGGGATTTTACAGGTGGAGCGCTATATGTTTTTCGACAGTGTGGACGGAGAAGATGAACGTTATTATACAGCCGATGAGTTTGCCGATTATTTCCGGCGGTTTATCAGAAATGGTATCTTCAACGGCTCTGGGGACAACCTGCAAGTGGGAGCCCAAGGCCAGGATATGCGGACATTCATTAAACCCGGCTACGCTTGGATTGAAGGATACCTTTACAAAATAGACATCGAGCCTTTGGAACTTTACCACCCCATGGCCCATGCCAACTACGACCGTATCGACCGGGTGGTGATCAGATTAGATAAGACTTTAGAAAACCGCTACGTGAAAGCCTTTGTGTTAACTGGTACCCCAGCGGAAACGCCACAGGTATCGGAGCTGACCAGGGATGAGAATGTTTATGAGCTGGCTTTAGCCCAGGTGAAGATCTTGGCCGGGAAAAGCTTTATCGAAGCGTACCAAATTACTGATGAAAGATTAAATCCCGAAGTCTGCGGCGTGGTCACCCATTTATTTGAACAGGTGGACACCACCGAGCTGTTTAACGAATGGCAGTTATACCTCAATGCCAGGAGAGCACACGGGGATACAGAGTTTGCCGCCTGGCTTGAATATTTGACAGATAAAAAGCAGGATGCCAGTGTTGAGTATGCTGCTTTTTTAGCCATGCTGCAATCAAAGTTCACCGCTTTCCAAAACACCTGGACTAACTGGGTAAACGATAAGCTAACCATTCCGGATGGAGCCTTCTACATCCAGTGGAAAACCTGGTTCGATAGAATCCAGCAGGACTGGGATATTTGGTTTGACCATGAAGCGCAGAGGGTCTGGCAGGCCTGGGTAAACGAAAAATTAACGGCACCGGACGGTGAGTTTTACACCCAGTGGAAAGATTGGTTTGAAGAAATACAAGACGTCACTAATCTAGTACCATGGAGCCAGTTTAAAGCCCACCGGGACCGCACCGTCCGGGAGGGTGTCCACGGCCTTCGTTTTATTGCTGGTGATCTTCAGGTAGAAATTAATGCTGGTAAATGGCGCAGGCTGCAAGCACCAATAAACACCTGGGGAGGGATGTAATATGGGCAGTGCCATTAGACTTGCCAAAGGGGAACTAACCACAGAATTTGAGCTTTTATACCAGGTACCCAATGATCGGGTGGTAGTGCTGAAATCAATCATTTTAACCAATTTAACCGATACAGCGCAAACCATCAGCCTAAAACTGGCCGGGGCTTACGTGATGCGAAATAAAATTTTAACAGCCGGTGAATCTTACCAGGCGTCGGTATTCGACCAGGTCATAGTAGCCCAGGAGACTGTTGAAGGTAAAGCGGGTCAACCAGAAGCAGTGGCCTATTATATCAGCGGCAAACTGCTCCTGCCTCAAGACATAGCCAGTGAAACCCAGTGGATGCAAGAACAGTGGGACGCCTGGTGGGCAGCGCACCCGGAAGTATTCGAAGTGGTTTGGGATGCCTGGCTGCAAAGTAAAACCCGTGAGCCGGACGGTGCTTTTTATGCTGAGTGGAAAGATTGGTTTGACTATATTCAAGGACTTAGCTTTGATGCCACTGACCTGGTGCCCTGGACTGCTTTTAGAGACCACGAGGCTGACTTTTCCGCCCATGGGGATCTGGCCAATACCTACCGTTTTGGGAAAGACCACAAGGGGATTTTCACCACCGTTGAATGGCACCGGCAAGATGGAACCCTGGCTAAACGGTCCGTACTAAGCGGCGGTAACTCACCACGCTACGAAAACCGTACAGTTACTTATTATGAGACAGACGGTGAAACAGTACGGGCTGTAGTTGTATACAACCAAGTCTACAACGAAACCGGGGACTGGATAAAGGAGGTAATTGCCAGTGAGTGATTTAATGTTACATGGTTTAGGAAGGGGGGCAGGAGAACCGGGGATGGTGCCCATTGAGGGATTAACACCGATCATAGCATCGGATCAGATTAAAGGAACCGGACTGTCTTTTGCTCACCGATCCCTGGGAACCTTGTCCCACCGTAGAGGTGTTAACCACTACCACAATGGGAAGGTCTATGTACTTCACGGCCTGGGGGTGACTATTTATGATGCGACTACCGGAGAAGTGATAGCCGATAATACCCACACAACTTCTTCAGCGCATATGACCCCTGACCTTGCGGCTACGGATGGTAGTTATTATCTTGCGCAGGGCACAACCCTATATAAATATGCTTTAGACGGTACCTTAATTTGGGAAACGCCAGATATTGGTTCTTCATACTGTATCGCAGTAGAAACATCTGGTGTTTATGTTGGAGTTAGTGCATCCTCGGCTTATTATATTAAAAAATGTAACCGAACCAATGGTCAAGTTACGTGGGCAACAACTAGCCTAAGTAGTAACATATTGGCATTAGCGGTTAACAGTAATACAGTTATTGCGGCTGACCAAAGTTATAAGATCTATAGGTTAAATCCAAGTAACGGGAGCACGGTATATACTTACACCATACCTAATAACCGCTATGCCTATGCCCTAGCCATTGAGCCGGGTACTAACCATTTTTACTCAATAGATAGTAGCCAAATTCTGCGCAAACATAGCTACCAAACAGGCGAGCCAATTTTTGAGAAAACCAGCGCCAACACAACTACCGTATACAATCTATTCATCGACAGCGAAAACAACATTTATACCGTCTCCAATCGGGAAATCACCAAGCTGGACAATCAACTGGCCGGTTTTATCTGGCGAGAGGATCACAACATTAACGGTAACCCTATCAACGGTTTCGGCCTTGATAAAGAGCAGGGAAAAATCTATGTGCTGCGCCAGCATTCAGCCCGCATTTTATCTACCGATAAAGAGTGGTCGGATTTTATCCCGCATCAATTTGAAGGTGTAGTAAATTCCATTGATGTGGATATAACCGGTAACTTTTATGGTGCCAGTGATGACTGGACGGCAAGGAAGTTCAATGCGCTGGGTGAGCAGCAGTGGGTATATCGTCATAACCTTGCCTTGAACTTTGTCAAAGCCGATAAGAATGGGAATGTTTATATTGCCGATACCAACCGAACCTTGAAAAAACTTAACCCGTACGGGGTGGAACAGTGGTCCTGCAGCATAACTGGTACAACAGGTGCGGTAACAGATTTAGTGGTAAACAGCGAAGGGGTAATTGTTGTTAGCATTACTTATTTTTACACTTCCGGCTCCAAGGACTATTTAGCCAAAATATCCCCGGAGGGTACTCTTTTAGAGAAAAGAGAAATTGGTACTAGTGGTGTTTTTCGTAAACTGCATCTGTGGGATGACCGCACTGTATTGGCTTTCAACAAGTTGTACGATATCGACACCCTTCGGACTATACGATATTTCAGTACGGCAAGGGCGATATTTGGTAGGCATGGAGATTTTCTCTTTGGTGTTTATGACGATGACATTAGGGTATTCAATAAATATTCTGGTGGGCAGATACACTCTTTTGAAGTAAGCGATATTAACATTACCAACTTCTATTTGCGGGCTGTCCAAGGTTTGGACGGAGCTGTTTACGCCTGGGATAATGATAAGACCTTGGTTAAATTCAATGAAAAAGGGGAGGAATTCTGGCGTTATAAGGCAGTGGAGAAGATTGCAGATGTCAAGGTGGATGACGAGCACAATATCTACCTGGCCACCGGCTACTACATTGAAAAACTAACCCAGACCTTTGGAATCGAAGGTTACGATAAAAATTAAGGGAGGGCTTTAATATGATTTATGTATTTGAAAGCGGCAGTATCGTTTACGATGAGAGTGTTTTGACAGAGGCGGATAAGGCCAGAGCTGTGGCGGTGGAAAAGCTGTCGGAGCAGGAGAAGCCAGTAGGAAAGATCGCCATTATCAAGGCGGACAAGGCAACGGAGACCGTTTGGTGGGAATATGTAGATTCCCCTGCGGCTGTTGAATTTCGAGAGCTTGAAGTTCAAATCCAAGGGCTGCAGATGGCTATGGCGGAACTGACAATATTGTTAGCAGGAGGTGAAGCATAATGACTTTTGATAGAAATTCGGCACTAGTTAAAAACGTATGGGTGCCGCTCATACTGGCCGGGGTTTACACGGTGGAGCAGGTACCGGCACTGGGGAACCTGAAAGCGGCAGTGCAGCAGGTATTAGCGGAAATGGAGTAACACCTTGAGAGGGGTGTTTTTTTAATGCAACCAATTAGAATACTTTCACCGGCGCTGGAGCTCTTGGGAGAGGTAGACAACTATCTCTCCCTTACCTTTTATCGCAGCTACCACTCGCCCGGTGAGTTCCAGCTAGTGACAAATCGCAAGGTGCAAAACGCCGACCAGCTTGAAATTAATAGGTTGATTATGCTCGGTGCTGATCCGCTAAAGACTGGTATCATTCGCCACAAAGAAATCAAGGCGGGTGAACGGGGCGAGGAAATGCTCACCATCAAGGGTTACGAATTGGGTGTTATCCTTAGTCAGCGCATTACCATCCCACCGGTCGGCCAAGCCCACGACATCCTGGAAGCCAATGCGGAAACGGTGATGAAACACTATGTGCGGCGAAACTGCCTACAGATACCGGGGATGGAGTTTCTGTTTCTCGCTATTGGTGATGACCAGCAGCGTGGTATCAATCTAAAATGGCAGACACGATACAAGAATCTTGCTGATGAGCTGGAGCAAATAAGCACACTCACCGGCCTTGGTTGGCATATCTATCCGGACTTCAATGCAAGGAAGTGGGTATTTGACATATATAATCGAAGGGATTTTTCCGCCAGCCAGCAAATAAACCCGCCGGTTATCTTCTCACCTGAGTTTGATAATGTAAAAAGCCAGGAATTTATTGATGGTTTAATCGGCCATGGTAACTATGCTATCGTAGCTGGTCGAGACGAGGGAGCCAATAGAGAGATCATGATGCTGGGCAGCGATGCTACTGGTCTGGATCGCCACGTTATCTTTGTTGATGCCAGGGATGTTAAAGATACTGCTGACCTGCCAGCAAAAGGTGAAGCAAAGCTGGCTGAGCATCAACGGGTCATTTCCTTTCAAGCCGAGGTTTTAGCTGCTGGGCCATTTAAATATCAGCAGGATTGGGATGTTGGGGATGTTGTGACCGTTCAAAACAAGGATTGGAGTATTACCATGGACACTCGGATTACAGAGGTGCAGGAAATCCATGAGGCCAGTGGCTTCAAACTGAACGTCACATTCGGCAACAACCTTCCTACCCTCCCCCAGAAGTTAAAAGCGGCCCTGGGGGACTTCAAAACAGAAAGCACACGATAAGGACATCTTTGACAGGTGTCTATTTTTTATGAAAGAAGGACGATTGCATGAAAGATATCATTCATACCCTGCAGCTGGCTTTTACCGCTATTGGCGGCTATATCGGTTGGTTCTTGGGTGGTTATGATGGTTTAGTATTAGCCTTAGTGGCTTTTGTGGCCATTGACTACATTACCGGCCTGATGGTGGCAGTTATCGAAAAGAAACTTTCCAGTGAGATCGGCTTTCGGGGGATTTTCAAAAAGGTACTCATATTTTCCTTGGTGGGCATAGGCCACATTATCGATTACTATCTGATTGAAAAGGGCAGTGCCGTTCGTACCGCTGTGATATTCTTTTACCTGTCCAATGAGGGCTTGAGCATCATGGAGAATGCCGCCAGAGTTGGCCTGCCCATACCGGAAAAATTGAAATCGGTATTGTTGAACCTAAAAGAAGACAAGAGACAGGAGGGATAGCATTGATGCCTGTAAATAAAAAGCTGATCAAATACAACCACTCCAGCAGGAACGGCCAGTCTATCAAGTACATTGTCATTCATGATACCGGCAATCCACGGGCAGGAGCTGATGCGGAGGCTCACTATAAATATTTCAATGGCGGGGATAGGCAAGCCTCAGCCCACTACTTTGTGGATAATAAAACCATACTGCAGTTGGTGGAGGATTCCCAAGCTTCCTGGCACTGCGGTGACGGTGGCGGGAAATATGGCATCACCAATAGCAATTCCATCGGAGTAGAAATCTGCATTAACGCTGACGGGGATTACGAAATGGCAGTGGCCAATACGGTGGATTTGGTAAAGCATCTGATGGGCAAATACTCTATTCCACCGGAAAGGGTGGTTAGGCACTATGATGCCAGCCGGAAAATCTGCCCCGGCACAATGCGGGAAAATAACTGGGCCAGGTGGCATGCTTTTAAAGAGTCTTTGGCGGAACAGAGCAGGGACAAGCTATCAGAAGCCTTGAAGGTCTTAGTTGCAAAGGGCCTTATTAACACTCCTGACTACTGGCAACAAAACGCCAGGGAAGGAAAAACTGTAAACGGAGCATATGCCGCTGCCTTAATTGAGAGGATGGCGGCATTATTATTGGAAAAATACCCACCACCTTGAAGATAAAAGCCTTGGACAAAAAACCAGTCCAGGGCTTCTTTTTTTTAACGCCCGAATACTTAACTTTTCTTGTTAAATCTTTAGGTAATTATAACTTGATGTTATCCCAATGTAACAGTAACATGCTACCTACCAAAGGAGGGAGAGAGATGCTCTTAAACCAAGCAATCGAGGGTTTTACCAAGTACATGCACCTTATTGACCGCTCCCAGGAAACCATCCGGGGGTATGCCATAGAATTAAAAGGGTTTAATAACTTTTTGACTGTCAAGCATAACTGCCCGGTGTATTTGGAGGACATTGTGTTGCAGGATTTGGAGGACTATTTGCTCTATGAAAAGGAAAGAGGCTCAGCATCAGCCAGCAGAAGCCGGTCTTTATACATCTTGCGCAGCTTCTACAATTACTGCTGCAAGAAAGACCTATGCAATAAGAACATTGCCAGCTTACTAGAACCGGTGAGAATCAAGCAAAAGGAACGAGAGTTTATCACCGAGGATGAGCTTGGAGAACTGGTAGCCGCCATTGAGCAGCCAGTTATTAAAACCGTAGTCCAAGCCATGTTTTACACCGGTGGCCGGATTTCAGAGATGATCCACCTGACACTTGAGGATGTGGATCTGGATGGCCGGGTGTTACACATCATTGACGGCAAGGGCGGCAAAGACCGGGATGTGCCCATCAATGATAAGCTACACCGGATTTTGACCCACTACCTAGAGCACATCCGGGACGCACATTCAAATCGCTTCTTTGCTTTAACCAGAACCGGCAAAGTATCGGCCAGCTATATCAACTACTGGATTCATACCGCAGTAGAGGAATTGGGCTGGGACAAGAACATCAGCGCCCACGTGCTTCGGCACTCCTTTGGCTCCAACCTGCTGGAGAAAGGGGCCTCGGTGGTGAGCATTCAAAAGCTGCTGGGCCACTCAAGCCTTAGGGTAACGTCAAGATATCTGCACCAGGACACGGATAAGCTGACTGAAGCGGTTAATCTTTTATAGGGAGGGATAAAACCATGGAACCTATTTACGATGAAAAGGTCAAACGGATTATTGAAATGCTAAAATTTAAAACCAGGGATGAAGTGGCGGCAGAGTTGAAGTACAAGAGTTACAAAAGCCTTGATATGTACATGCGCCGGAAGAACTTTGCTTTCGACAGCCAGCAAGGTCAGTATTTCCCCCGGAAGAACAGAATTGAAAAACCAGACCCCAAAAGCTACGCACCCACCAAGGTAGCCAGCATCATCACAGCTTTTGAGATTGAGGGCATTGACCCAAGGATGGTGGCCAGACAAGAGGGATTTGCTGACCACCGGGAAATGGCTGAGTACATGAAAACCAAGGGCTACGAGTGGAACGTCCATAAAAACAACTATGTCAAGACCGTGGGTAGGATTGATGTGCCGGAGCAGCTTGGTGAGCCGGTGGGAGAAGTGGTTAGCCAGTTAACGCCGGAGCCATCAGCACTTCAACCGCTGCCAGTGCCAACTGACCAACCAACCAGCGGGGACGTACCGGAGGGGCTTGGGGAATATTTGTCCTTCCTCCGCTACCTTTACGAAAACCGTGACGAACTGTACCAGCTGCTCACCGGCACCAGGGATGATGGCATTATTCCAAGGTATGCTCTGCCGGGGGAAGTCCGGACGAAATCCATTTACATGAGCGAGGTTATCGCCAAGCTAGCCGGGGAATTCAGCAAGGAAAAGAAGGTTGCCTTAAAGGAGGTTATGGAAGGCGCACTGGTGGAATACTTGATGAAGTACGGGTTTAAGCGGGAAGTGGAAACCCTGCTGAGGAACTAGCAAAAATGCTTAATCCACGGGTGCATTTTTATGGTACAATATTAAGTCATAGGAGATTTATTATTCGAAAGGAGGCGAGCATATGGCTACGGGTAGTAAGGTGGAAATCAGCAGGGACGTTTATTTGTGGGCTATTAAGGAATCCCAAAAAGACTTTGGCGAGATAGAAAGTAGATTCAAAAAAATTGAAGCCTGGATTTCGGGGGAGGATTCCCCCACCATTAGACAGGTAGAAAACCTAGCCAATTTCCTAAAGGTGCCTTTAGGCTATATGTTCTTAAACGAACCTCCGAGAACGAATATAGTTGAATCTGAGTTTAGAACGATAGGAAATAAAATACCGGAAATCAGCAAAAATCTTCAGGACACCCTGTATATTATGGCTAGAAAAAAGGATTGGTTAAGTGAACATCGTCAGGACAAAGGTTGGGGGAAACTACTTCCCCACGACTTTGGTGATTTGAGTAAGGAAAATGCTTTCCCGGCCAAGGAATATATAGGGCTTGATGAATTTTGGTATGAAGAATCCAGGGATAAGAACTCCGCTTTTAAATACCTGAGACAGAAGCTGGAAAGCAAAGGGATCGTAGTTATGCAAAGCGGGGTTGTAGGTTCCGATAATCGCCGCAGCCTTAATGTAAGTGAGTTCAGGGGTTTTTTACTGTATGACGACATCGCACCACTTATATTTATAAATAGCAGGGATAGTGAAGCAGGTAAAATCTTTACCTTGATCCACGAATATATTCACTTCTTATTGCAAGAGGATGACATATTTGTTGATGAGGACAGTGCTGAAGCCGAAGTAAATATGCTAACGGCTGAGTTTTTAATTCCCGCCTCTCATGTTCAAAAACAATGGGATGACAATCGGCCAGAGTTAGAGCAAATAGATGAGCTAAGCAGGTTGTTTCATGTTAGCAGGTTAGCGGTTGCCATAAGGCTTAAGGATCTGAATAAAATCCCCCAGCATGTGGTCGATACCGTAAAACAGCAAACTGAACTGGCGCTAAGTAAAAGGGGCGAGAGTGAGTCCGATGGTGGCGGTGACTACTATCGTACCAGCAGATCCCGTCTAGGTGATAGCTTTTTAGGGGCTGTGATCCAGGGAGCGGAATCCGGCGATATCAGTTACACTTATGCGTTTGATTTGCTTGGAGGTTCCGCAAAACTGTATGATTATTTCAAAGAGGAATTTACCGGCTATGAGGGATAAATACCTCATCGATGCAAACGTATTTATGACCGCTCATAGGCAGCTATACCCATTTGATCTTGCCCCGAGCTTTTGGGAACAGCTGGTTGAGAAAGCATCAGGTAGAATCGTAATAATAGAAGAAATTCAAAAAGAGATTCGAAAGGGCCAGGATTTACTAGTTGACTGGTATGAGAGGGAATGTACCAATTTTACAGTCATAGGGATGCCTGGCCCTGATGTGATAGATTCCTATAGAACCATTATTAATTCGGTAAATAACAATGAACAATACAAGGCATCGGCCAAAAGGGAATTTGCTTCATCCGCTGATTCATGGTTGTGTGCTCATGGTTTGGCCCTCGGGGAGACTATAGTAACCCTTGAAAAATATGATGCGGAAATTAAAAAGCGGGTAAAAATACCCAACATTTGCCGTGAATTTGGGATTGAATATATTGATCTACTACAGTTCATGAGGGAAATAGGCATGAGGTTGTAGCCCGGTAACATTATCCTAAGAAAATCTATTATGAATAATTACCTAATTTCCCCTAACCTTATGGAACCTACTAGTAATAATTACCCGAATAACTACAATTGGACGGTAAGACCCCCCAAAACCTTGACACCATGCGGGTTTGCGGGGTTTTTTATATACAGTTTGCCTGGGCTTTAGTGCTATTAACGCTAAAACGTTGAAAGTTGAATTCAACAAAGCTGTTGATACCACTAAGGCTGTATTCGATGTTAAAAGAGGCACGGTAACTGAAACAGTAACAGTGACTTGGAATGAAGCTAAAACAGAAGCATCATTAGCAAGAAGTTCTAGCTTCCCAGCGGGCACCTACACTGTAACAGTTACTGGTGTTGAGTTTGCAGAAGGTAAAAACACCGGCTCAGCTACTGTAAGTGCACAAGCACTAGCTAGCATAGATATTGAAAACACCGTATTACAGAAGAGAACGGATGCCCCATTAACAGTTAACTTCTTAGACCAATATGGCGACAAGATGACTATTGCACGTTCAGCAGCAACAATTACTGCATACAACGTAACAACCTCAAACACATCAAGAACGGTAACACCTAGCGCAACTAAGTTTGAGTTAGACGCGAGTGCAGCTAACGTAGATGATAAGATTAACGTGACCGTAGTATCTGGCAGTAAATCTGTGAGCAAACAACTAAGTGTTGTTACACAAGCAGCTTTAGATGAAGTAACATTGACAGAAACAGTAATGCCGACAGGTAAAACAAGATTTACACCCGCAGGAACTACTAATGTGGAAGTTAAATATACTGCTACTAACACATTAGGTGAGGCATATACACTAGTAGCCGGTGATCTGCAGTTCATATCTAGTGACAATACAGTATTGAACCCAGCAAGCGTAAGTATTTCAAGTAAGAAAATCATAATATCCAGTTTCCTAAAAGCAGGCACAGTAACATTAACTGCGTTAAACCCTGCAAATGGAAAATCATCCTCAATTGAAATCGTCGTGGAAGAAAATGAGGGAGCACCATACTCGTTAGAGCTTGCCGAAACTACAGCTTCATATGCAGCTGGAACAACTGGACCAGTCAAAGTTGCTGTAACAGTAAATGATAAGTATGGCACAGTAATACCAGCGAAAGACTGGGGTTCAACCTATACAATTACTTCAAGTAACTCATCCGTAGTAACATCCGGAAATGCCACCACATCCCCTGTAACAAACCCCGCAGATGCGGACTATGGAAAATTAAAAATAACTACAGAAGCAACCGCAACGCAAGGTCAAAGTACAGTTGTTACTATGACAATCAATGCCACAGGACAAAGCGCATCATTAACAATTACAGCATCAAGTGCAGCAGTTCCGACAAACGTTGTAACAAAAAAAGGCCTCACCGTACCAACAAACATGGTAGTAGGAGCGGGAAGCTCAATAACAGTTATTCCGCAAGATCAGTACGGTAATGCTATTGGAGCAACAACAAATTATACAATTAAATACTCTTCAACCGATGCAACTAAGGTATCTGTAACGCCAACCACAGGGCAGGCATTAAATGCAAGTGGTGTTAGCGCTACAATAAATGCTGTTGCAGCAGGTAGTGCAACCGTGAAAGCACAAATGCTTAATGGTGAGGTTGTAGTGGCTGAAGTTCTGTACCCGATTACAGTAGCAGAAGCCGGTGCGGAACAGCTTACCTACACAATCAAGGATATCCCAGTATTGCGTGGGGAAAGCACAGCAGTTCCAGCCTTAAATAACAAGTACGCATATCCAGTAGACGTGGAAGCTAAAGATGCTCAGGGCAACACTTACGTTGTTCCAGCAAGTGCGATT